GAGATATAGAACCGGCTAATATACCAATTGCTATTGACAACGTTACCATCAATACCGATACCTTAGTAACTTCACCTATTCCGGCACCACTTATTTTATTGAAGACGGCCATAGAACCAAGCAGTTCAGCAAACATAGCGGTAATGGCCCCCATTGCGATTGTAAGTTTTGTAGAATCAACCATAGATAACGCAATAAGAGAAACTGCCAATATAGCTATTGCACCTGCTATTTTCATCAACGTATCAGCTTTAATGCCGGTTTGCCAAGCTTCAATACTACCTTTAACACTATCTAGAATATCGGCAATTCCTTTAAATGAATCTGTTCCGCTCTTAAGAAACTTAGATATAGCGATAACAAGAGCTGCTAAAAGACCAGCGTTCAAACCATCGAAGACCGTGTTAAAATCTGTATTCTTGACATTAGTAGATATCATGTCGCCAATGTTGGAAAATGCATTACTAACAAATTCTGCTATTTTCTTGATATAAGGAGACAACCAATCGATCAACTTTTTAATGCCGTCAAATATGTTAGTTACAATATCACCAACTCTATTTAAAGATTGGAATTTAGTTTTAACAGCATCGATGAATTTTGTAAAACCACTGGTGTCGATATTCTTGAACATGTCCTGCAATTTAACTTTGATTTCACCAAATTTGGTAGCCACAATGAGCGCAAAACCAGAAATAGCATCTCTTGCTTTACCTAAGAATATGGCGATCTTATCAATCACTTTATTGAAAGTATCCTGTAAGACAATAGCATCACGTAAGGCTATTAACCAGTCACTAATTTTAGTAATCACATCACTAAAACCAATAGAGACGGGGCCAATTGCCACCAACTAGGGCCTTGACAAATTTGAATGCTATCTGAAATACTGTAGCTATAGCCTTAACTGTTGTTTTTAGTGTTTTTGTTGCTTTCTCACCAATAATTAACTTCTTTGTAAATTGCTGGATTGCTAAAGTAAAAGATTGGAGTTGCCGATAGGTTAGTGGCGGGAAAACTTCTTTGATCGCTTCGCTGATAGGAGTGATAACACTCATTAAACCTTTAAAGGTGTTTCTTAAAGCTTCAATTACATTTGCACGTCCACCAACTTTTTTCCATCCTTCTAAAAGATTATTACGAGCATCAGACGATTGACCAATAAACGCACCTAGAATATCACTGATTTCAGTCATGAAAGCTTTAGCTTCTTCAAAGTCTCCAATAATAAGCTGCCAGGTTTTAGCCCAACCAGATTGTAGTGCTTCAGATAACGTTTGAGTCAATTGAGTAATGGTTTTAACTTTGGTTGCAGCATCTTTTGTGTAACCCATTGTTTCTAATTCAGCAGCCGTTAAATCGCCAGTAAATTTAGAAAGTGTTTCTGTTAAAACTGCACTAGTTAACCAGCCTTTTTGTAAAGTTTCTCTGAAACTACCTTCTTGTTTTATCATATTATCAATAGCTACACCATGCGTTCTTGCTGTCTCTTTTAATGCATCTTGAAACACTTGACCGCCCATACCTGCATTAACAACTGAGTTCCAATCCATTAATTTGACTGTACCAGAAGCTAAGGCTTGTGATAATTGATACATTGCAGTACTTGCTTGCTGAGAATTAGATCCTGATACTGCTGCTAAGTTCGCAATACCTTTAATTGCTGCTACTGATGTATCTAGATCTGTACCTGCAGCAGTAAATGTTCCAATATTTCTAGTCATTTCTGAAAAGTTATAGATAGTTTTATCGGCATATCTGTTAAGATCGTCAAGAGCTGCACCAACATCGTCAAGCGTGGTTCCTTTGCTCTTGGTGTTTGCTAATACTGTTTGAATGGCATTCATTTGTATTTCATATTCTTCAAAACCCTTTTTTAGTGGGGCAAGAGCAATGGTGTTTAGCATCTGTTGTCCAAATCTCATTGCGGCATTAGTTAAATTCTGGAGAATGGTCATTCCGATAATACCAAGAGTACTAAATCGTTGGCCGATGGCACCGACACTATCAGCTATCCCGGCCAAAGAAAATGATCGACCAGCAGCAGATAAGTCATTAAGACTTTTTGCAGATTCGGATAAGTTAAGTCCTTTTTTAAGATTGTCTAGGGATTTAACACTTGTGCTGACGTTTTTCTCGAAGTCTTTGTTATCGAACCCCATTTGAACAACACGATTATCAATAGTCGTCATAATTTAGTTACCTCCTTCCATAGATTTTCAGATAGTTTATCGAGGATAGGAAGAAGAGCAGGATTTATGTAATCTCGTCCCTGCACGTATCCACCATTTTTTGTACCATGGCCATATTGTAAAATAATAGCGATAGGTACGCCATCGACAACGTTACTGTTAATCCAATTTATAGCATACCTATTTTTTGTTACTGTAATCTCGAAGTCCCAAGAATTAGATGTTAAACTGGTGTCAATTGGTGTTGCATCTGAAAGAGCGCTTACGCCTTCTCTTGCATACTTTTCCAAGATATTAACGAATCTAATCTTCTTAGCGCCATTTAAAAACTTCTCAGTATTATTAAAGTTTCCACGATGTTTAATTACGATCATAAATCAACCTCCAATTAACCCGTAGTATTTAACTGTGCTCTTCGTGTTTTGTTAAGTTCTCGTTGTTGATTTAGTATCGTTTGTTTATTTCCCTTTTTTATGGGTTGATTTTTAATGTTGCAAACATTGATTAATGTTAATAAACGATTTAAGTGCCATTTTTGGCATTCAAATGGAACATCTAACGCAATCATCCAATAATAGATGACTTCTGCGGTAATAATTTCTCTATTTATTTTGTGGTTATCTGTAGTGAATGTGGTTGCTGTCATTGAGTCTGCAATATAATCTTTAACTTTATCAATTTCTGTTTGAGTTATTAGACTGTAGACTTTTGGATCGACATTTTGTGTTATGGTCATGCAACGAATATAATCAATAGATTCTTCCGTTGATTTGTCATTTTTTGTGAGGAATGGTTTTTTCCACACGGACTCCCATTTCGATAAAGATACTAGAGAATGTTCTAACTGTATTTCGTGACCTTTTAGTATGGTAAATTCATTTGTTTCTTCGTTAAATCCTTCACCATCAGGTATAGTAATTTTTAACATTCTCTAGTCTCCATTATCGAATTTTTCGTACTAACCTTGCGCTGGTAATGTTGCTGCTTTTGGAATAATACCATTTATAAAAGCAGAAGCCATACCAGAATTTTCAGCTAATTCCATAAACAACACGCTATATGCTTCCGTTTGAGCAAAAGCATCACGTAATTCTTGAGATTTAATAAACCGTTTCCCATCAGGTGATTTTTCACCATAAGCTTTTAGGATAATTTCTTTGAATAATGACATAATTTCTTTATTATTATCCGAAGCTACGATCTTTTCAACATATTTTTCAATTCCTCCAGTTGCAGAAGCCTCAATTTCAACACATTCTGCTTTTGTTAAATTGAAATAGAATGTTTCTTTTCTTGGTACGTCGTCATAATCAACATATTCAATTACTTTTTTTAGCATGGTTAAGAACTCCTTTTAAGAATAAAGAGCCTTAAGTTTTTAAAGACCTAAGGCTCTTACAACCTAGATATATTTAATTATTAACCTGCCGACGGAGTCAACAAAGTGATGACTTCATCAGGTAGGGGCAAACGACCTTCAACCGCAGCAGTCACAGGATCAACAACTGCAGCAGTACCATAAAGAATGACCAAGAAGGCTGCAAGTTTAGTTGCATCGACTTTTGTGGAGTCAATAACCAAAGAAGCAGTTGGACGATAACCAGTAACTGAAACTGGAGTAGTTGTCACTTCCCAACTGAAAGCGATGGCTTCTGGCGAATCATTGATTGAAGCATAACCCTTTTCAGAAGGAGCAGCCATAGCACCATAAATGAGGTGCAATTTGTAACCGAGATCTTGACCATCAACATCATTACCAAGAACGGTACGATAAGAAAGTCCAAATGCAGAACGAGCCTGTTGATTGAGTTTTACACCATCAATAGGTTCTTCTGATCCGTCACAAGCAGCGAATTCATCAGGATAAGTGAATGCTTCGATCGTAGCTCCAAATTCTTCGGCCGACAGAAGATTCAAATATTTCAGATTATCTGCATACTTTGGATTGGCTTCGGCTCCAGTTGGAGACTCGGTAATTGCAGTGATACCATTCCACGCGTAACCTATAGGATATGCACCATTTGCATCGATCGGATATAGAACAGCATGATCAACACCAGTCTCATAAAAACGCTGACCAGTGCCATCCCACGTGATTTTTTGAACCATATTTTCTCCTTAAAAGAACAGATTGAATACATCGTGATTAAGATTATTAGCCGTGTACTGCCTATCGTGAATGCATCTTGGCAATACCGCTATTTTATCTGGGATAATACTATCTGGATTTTTGTCAATGACTGTGACCATATATTTCTTCTCAGTAATAAATGGTGTGTTATCCGCGAAAGTATTATTAATCTTAATACGTTTGTAAATAATGCACGGATATTTCATCTGAACAGTTGAAGGGGGCTGAAAGTAAACAGCATCGCTGCCAAGAATATTCTCTAAAAGAGTTTGCAACTCAAGTCGCGTTGGCATTATATACGCCTCCAATTGTTAAGAGAAGCCGAGGCCTCTGGATATCAACATTTGTGATTTTCCAAGAAATCCCGGCCCATGTAATGTACCGCATTGTACCTACATTCTGGAGGGCAAATGTATCGGCTATAATACTAATTTGGTTATTGAGAACTAAGTCATCATTAAGATTTTCACTTGGCTGCCAACGTTGGTTGTTTCGAACGATGTTACCACGATAACTTTTCTCAGTAATAACTGATTCCCAAACACCAGGAGCAGTTTCTTCTTCTATAGCATAACCGATTTTACCATAAAACATTGCCATTTTGAACCTCCAGGGTTAGGTATTAACCCGCAGTAGCAACCTGTTCGATAACCAAAGCCGATTTAGGCTTAGTTAAAGCGCCGCAGCAACGAGTTTCCAACAGGTACTTGTACTGGTTATAATCGATGTCGAAGTCATCGAACATCGAGATTCCACCACCTTTGTCGGCGCCGATGGTATAATCATTGAGATTAACCAGAATGCCAAGTAGGTTCAAAGTAACGGGAGTGGTGTCGGTTGACTGACGAGTAACACCTTCCATCACTTCAACTTCAACAATCTTTGAAACACGCAGAGCAGCTTCCAATTCAGCAAGAGTACCGTAGATGCGACGGCCTAAAGTATCTTTGAGGAGCAGCATGTCATTCACGAAATCTGCGGTGGTAAAGAGTACAGGATTACCGGAGCCCTTGTATTCCTTACGAGCACGAATAATCGCATCAATGATTTCATCTGCTTCTACATCAGCATCAACACGAACTTTATGAGCATACAAATCGGCATCTTTGTAGATGGGGCGGATGTTAGTTTCAGAGATTTTATCATCATCCTCAACACCACGACCGTCGCTAATGAGGCATGCACGAGCAAGTTCCTCATCAAGCATAACGCGCATTTCCGCCTTCATCCAAGCAACAACATCCAAATCGGTAATATCGATGATATCATCACGATCCAATTTCTGTTTCTTATAGACGGTCCAAGGAGTAGTGATACGTTTCAAGAGAGTGATAACTTCGTCTTTCTTCAAACCACCCTTAAGATAACCCTTGGCACGAGCTTCTTCGGCAGTAATGTCAGCATGAACTGATTTGATGCGGGAAAATGGCGTGTGTTTCGTTCCGTTCATAAATACAGTAACCCATTCCATCCGGCGTTGAATCATATCCGGGGAATTGGTCAAAGTCTTGGCATCAGGGAACAAATAATCTATATTCTCGATACCATAATCTACGGCATGAGCTAAGAAGGAAGTTCTAAAAGATCCGCATTCTTTTGCGGTAGAAATAATGGAATCAAATTGTGCATGGCTCAATGATTCCAAATTTGTTTCAGGATCGGTTTTGTCAAAAACATTTTGCTTCATATTTTTATCTCCAGTTGTATGTTTAATAGTGTTGTCAGGATCATCATCCTCCGATTGTGCCATATCGTCTTCTGATTGGGAAGAAACCTCAGCAATAAGAGCATAAACAACCGTTTTTTGTTTCTCTGATAAAGTATCAAATACTTCTTGCACGGTTTCGTCATTTCCTGTGGTTTTAGAATCATCAGCAGGAGAAGTATCAGCGTGCTCTAAAGCTAAACCAGTAAAAATGATAACTTCATCATCGAGATCGGTTTCGGTTCCATCGCCATGAGCAATTGAGACATTCTCAATTAATGCCCCAGCATTAGCACCAGCCATAACCAAACTTACCTCACGAATTACGCCATGCATGACTGATTTTGATTTCTCGACCAGCTCATTAGCATAAATTGATAACGCTTTAATGTCGCCATGTTCCACTGCAATTTTTGCATTTTGGCCATTTGGGGTATCATTAAAGACACCATATGTATAAACGCCATCTTCACGATTTTCAAGAATTGCATGGCCCAATATATTACTTGGTTCATTATGTAAATGCTGCCAAACCAATGGAACAGTTATACCATCACATTCAGCAAATGCATCTCTCATAATTGTGCGGCCATCTTTGCATTTGATACCATTTTTAGTGGCATAACCACTAAAATCGGACTTGGGGGCTACTTTCTTTTGACCCATTTGTTATTGCTCCTTTCGTAACATTTTTGTTTGTTTCGTTATTTTTTGATTATTCGCTATTTTTTGATTATTCGCTATTTGATTAGTTGGTTGATTTAGATTTTTGTTACTCAATTTATTAGCATCCGGTTCTTCGCTAGGAGGGAATTCGATAACAGAACGGAATTCGTTCGAAGATAGAACCGCATTGCGAGTAAAACCATCAACCATGGTTGCCAATTCACTAACAGGAACATATTTGAACGGATCTTTAAATGCCTTAATTATTTGACCTTGAGTTCGAGCCGTTTTGGTTATAAATATTCTTGTCATTCCATCTGCGATAGCGGATAAAATAGGCTCAATCGTTCGATTAAAATAATTAAGCAATGCTTCCTCGTCAGCAGTACCATCAAAGATAGCCTCAGTGAGCCCTAACTGGCTGTAAAGCATACTCGTTAGGTACTCAATTTGCTTCATGAGATTGTTTTCTACTGGACGATTTAATTGGGTAATGCGTTCTGTACCATCTGTGTACGCAATACCATACTTGGATCCGGTCAACTGGTCTTCAATATCCTTACGACGTTCTTCTGCTTGTTGCTTACGCGCAGCGGTTTTAATTACATATGGAAGTTGAATAACAAGATCTAACTTTCCAGAACCACTTTGAGTATCGATCGCATCTAGAAGATTAAGCTTATTGATAAGTCGTGTAAGGGTAGAATTTGGTGCATTCATAACCGCATATAGAGGATTCTCAATAATAGCGACACTTTTTTTTGCAAGTACTATGTCTTCTCGCTTACCAGTACGATCATTATAAACGTTGAGACGAACATGACGTGGGTACCACTCTATTACCTTACCTGTTCTCATTGTTTGTATGTCAAAATTACCAGAAAGAACAGGGTCGCCTGTTGTATCAACAGGGACAATAGCAACGCACCCTTCGTCGAACATAGATAGAACAACATCTTGAATAAAGGCACGACCAGTCTGATCAATATTTGCTTCTAATGAGAGACAAGAATTTAAATCAGACTTAATCTCATTCTTAAAACTTCCATTTTGATCTGTTCTAACGTGCCTTATCTTAGAGGAAGCAACATCGATTGCAATCTTGTTATAGATTGCAGAACTTATTGATCGCTCATTACCCCTCAACCGTGGAATTCGATCTGGACGACTACTACTACTTGGACCTAGATCTTCGAAGCCAGTGTAAGTGGGCTCTCGATTGTTAAACGCACTCCAGGCATGCTTAAGTCTTTTACCAAAACTATCCGGCATATAATTATCGGACCTCCTTTCGTTGGTATTCTAAATTCCTAATTAGAATGCAGATCCGACACTAACACGACGCCAGTTTTTTCCAGAAATTGTATTTGCAGCAATGGCAACATAAACGTAGTCGGCATCGATCATCAGTTGCGATGGGGAGCCAACTGTACCATTAATACCACCAGATAACTTAGCGGCTCCAAAGGAACCATTAGCCAAGACTGATGTAGTATTAATATCATTACCAATGATACCAGCAACATCCGCAGTTAAAGTTACAGTTGTTCCTTCACCAGGAGCAGCAGTTACTTCTTGAGTATCTTGAGCATTGATTGCGGCGACTAATGCTGTAATAGCATCAGCTGCTGAACAATCGGCGCCACTACCAAGAGTTTCTGCACCAAATACATTATCGACATTGGCGAAAGTCTCAACAGTTGATACTCCATTTCCACCTGTTCCACCAACAAAAGCAGTAAGCGTACACACATCG